CCCCTGGGGGCTTCTGGCTCATTGCGCCTTACTCGGTCACGGCCTTTGCCGCGACGCTCGGTTTCAGCCAGTGGGGCGAGCAGCATTGGGTCTTCTACGTTCTCGACTCGTGTATCATTCTGGCGATGGTGTTGGCGGCTATCACCGAACACGGACGAGCGACCACAGGGGTTAACCATCATGCCGGACACGCTGGCAGCGCTGGGTCGGGAACTCTCCGAGATCAAAGGGAGTTTGCAGGGGTACGCCTCTGATTCCGAACTCTCCGTTCTCTCGGACAAGTTCTCCAACAAACTGACCGAGTTGGACACGAAGTTCTCTGGAATGCCCACCCGCGCGGAGTTCGATTTGCTGAGCAACCGCGTGAGCCAGATGAGCGTCAAGGTGGACACGTTCTGGAAGCTATTCTTGGGCGGGGCCGGTGTCGCGGTGGCGGCGATGGTGGCCTTGATCCGCGAATCTGGAGTGATAGGTTGACCCCATGTCCGAGGACGCCCGGCCTTTGGAGGAGTTCGCGCCTCCCATCCCCCTGACTGCGCTGGGCCTTGACTGGCGCAAGCTCTACTCCCGCTGGCTGAAACGCCGGAGAGTGCTTCGTGTCTTCCGCGATTACGCCGAGGGCAAACACAACTTGGCGTACTCATCCCAGTTGTTCAAGTCCCGCTACGCCGACCATCTCTCGACCAGGCTGGGCTCGCTGCGCGAGAACCTGTGCATGGCCGTGGTCTACGGCTTCACGGAGTCCATCGAGGTTAAGACCTGGGGGACGGCGGCGGCGGACGAGAAGGCCCTCGACCTGGGGCTCGACAGGTTCACGGGCTACTTGGTGGACTCGGCCTTCGTCTACGGTTCGTCCTTTGCCGTGGTCTGGCCGAACGCGCGCGGGGTCCTAGTTCCTGTCCAGGTCAACGCTCTGGAGGCCGTGGCAGAGCAAGACCCGGAGGACCCCGCGACGCTACTTTGGTTTGCCCGAGTCTGGCTTGACAAGGACACTTACCGGCTGAGGCTGAACATCTACACGTCGGACGCGCTCTGGCGGTTTGAGTCCGACGAAGTGTACGAGGGCGGGGTGGGCTCGATCCCGGAGCCACCGCCCATGCACGGCTACTCGGACGCGACCGCCGGTCCCGTGGTTCTCAACTCCGAGGCCGGGCTGCCCGCTGGGGTCCTGCCCGTGGTTATGGTCAAGGTGGACGCGGTGGGCCAGATGGACCCTGGGCGGTCGATCCTGACCGACGTGATCCCGCTCCAGGACGCGGTGAACAAGTCGCTCAACGACATGGTGATTGCTGGGGAGCGCTACGCCATCCCGTTGATCTACCTGTTGAACTACATCACGAGCACGAACCAAACCCGGCCTCTCAACCCTTACGCCGTGGGGGCGCTCGGCGTGCCCGCCACCTCGCCAGCGAGCGCCCCCACGGTCCCCGGTGCCGCCCCCGGAGTCCCAGCCACCCCCGGAGCGAGCCTGGGCGCGACGGTGGAGGTCATCGGGGCTCCGGGGGCTTCCAAGTCCGGGGGACCTGCTGGGTTCGACCAGGACAAGCAACAGATCTTTGCTACGTCGGCGGCTGGTCCTATGGGGTCTATCGACCCGCCCGACCTCGCCAAGCAACTCAAGGTAGGCGAGGGGCTGGCCAACGCCATCGGGCGCGTGGTCGGGCTGCCGACGTACTACTTCACGGGCGCGCTCATGGACGTACCCAGCGGCGAATCGCTGCGCGTGCTCATGTCGCGCCGCCTCGCGCGTATCCGCAAGTTCGAGCGCGACAACGGGCCGGTGCTGCGCGGCCTGAAGGTGCTGCTCGGGCTCGGCCCGGAGCCGATCAAGTGGGCCAACGCGGCCTACCAGAGCGAGGCCGAGCGGTACACAATCGCCATCAACATGCAGCAACTTGGCTTCCCGGTCGAGGAGATTCTGCGTTACCTCGACTACCCCGACCCCGAAGGCTTGGCCAGGCAAATGACACCCCAGGCACCCACGCCGGTCGAGGATGGCGGGCTGGTCGGAAATCCGAACGCCATCAAGGGTGCGAACTCCGAAGTTGAAAGGCTATGATGGCGGACGCAACAACCGCCCCGCAGACGGGAGAACCGTCGGGGGCTGGCCCCGAGGCCGCCGCCGCTGCTCTGACAGCGGCACTCGGGACCGAAACTCCTGACACGGGTCAGGCGCAGACGAGAGAATCGTCGGCCCCCGAGCCGGAGCCGACTGAAGCACCAAAGACACACAGCCAAACGAAGCTGCTGGCAGACCTGACCGGAGAGCGGCAGAAGCGCCAGCAAGCCGAGGGGCAACTCAAGGCGGTTTTGGCCGCTCTTGGGCTCGGTGAGACCGGGCAGGTCAGCCCCGAGGAGGCGGCACGGCAGGCACGCGCGGAGGCGAACAACCTCCGTATCGAACTCGCCCTCCGTGACGCCATCCCCGAGGGCGTGAACGGCCCGGCGCTGCTCGACTCGGCCTCGCTCAAAAGCCGGATTGCGGCGATTGCCGATCCGACAGCCGAGCAGGTGGCCGAGATCGTGCAGCAATTCGTGGCCGAGAATCCGTGGGTCCAGGTGCAGAGGCCGATCCCGGCCTCGCGGGACCTTGGGTCGCGCGGGGCTTCCGAAACGACAACGGAAGACCCCCTGGCTGCTGCGCTGAGTGGGCTCTTCTGACAATTATCAGGAGGATTCAATGCCGATCACGGCACCCACCAAGACCACTGATGCCAAGTTCAGTGGTTACATTCAACCGCGCATGGCCGAGGCGTACTTTGACGAGGCGTTGAAGCGCTCCGTCGCCATGCAGCTTGCCTCCAAGAAGCCGCTCGGCCTCAAGGGGGAAGCGATCCCGGTGGCCACGACCAAGCCTCAAGCCTTCTGGGTTGAGGAAGGCGCGCAGAAGCAAGCCACCGAGCGTTCCCAGACCCTCGTCCCCTTCTCGGGCAAGAAGATTGCGGCAATCGCCGTTGTCTCCGAGGAGGTCGTCAAGATGAACCCCGCGAATTACCTCGCCAACCTCAAGGCCGAGATCGGGGAGGCGTTCGCGCTGTCCTTTGACCTGGCCTTCTTCCACGGGAAGAACCAGCAGGGCGGCGCGTCGCCGTTCACGACCAACCTCGACCAGACCACGAACTCGGTGGCGCTGGGGACGGCGACGGCTGCCAACGGCGGGGTCTACACGGACCTCAACGGGGCGCTCTCGTTGCTCGTCAACTCGACGCCTCCGAAGAAGCTGACCGGCTACGCCTTTGACGGGATCGTTGAACCCGTGTTCAACGGCTCGCTCGACGTCAACGGTCGGCCCATCTTCATCGACAGCCCGGTCACGGGAACCTCGATCACGCCCGGCTCGCCGCGCGGTGGCCGGTTGCTGGGTCGCTCGGCCTACATCTCGGACCCCGGCGCGATCTCCGATGGAACGGTCGTCGGCTACGCGGGTGACTGGAGCAAGGCCATCTGGGGTCAGGTCGGCGGGATCGAATACCGGGTCTCCAAGGAGGCCACGGTCACCATCAACGGCACGCTCACGAGCCTCTGGGAGAACAACCTGGTTGCGATCCTCATGGAGGCGTTCTACGGCATCCTGATCTACGATCCGGCGGCTTTCGTCAAGTTCACGGTCGCGCCGTAAGGGGCTGACCCATGAAGCTGACGAGCCCCAAGGGGACCCAGGTGGAGGTTGACGACCTCACCGCTCAGGCGCTCATCGCTCAGGGGTGGAAGCCGGGGGCGGGCGAAGACGATCCGCCCGCCCCCTCTTCCCCGACCACCGCGCCGATGGAGGAGGAGGCGGCGGACTACTTCACTGAGCCCGCCCCCAAGCCCCGGCCCGTGCCGCCCAAGGCGCGGCAGGGCGCAAAGAAGAAGCGTTAATTGTTCACGGAGGAAGGGAGGGTCCGGCAATGACTACAGCGCTGGACCGGCTGGCCGAGCTTGTGGGGGTGTCGGACCCTCCCGCTCTGTCCGAGGACGACCTCAACATGGCTTTGGCCGGGGCCATCGTGCCGGACGCCGAGGGGCGTCTGCCGGGGGACCCGGACTGGGAGCCGACCTATGATCTCGAATGGGCCGCTGGGATCGCGTTCGATCTCAAGGCGGCCTACTACCTCCGTGACAACCCACAAGATGTGTTGTCTTTTACCTCCGAGAACTCGACCTTCCAGCTTGGACCCACGCGGTACAAGGAACTTGCGGACCTGTGGTACCGCCGTAGCCGGATTATCGGCCCGCTGACGGGCTACGGGACCCTTTCGGTAGACCTACGCCTCCCCAGCCTTCCGCCGCGCTCTGGTGACCATCTCGTCAGCCGTGAGGCCCTACAGGAGGTCGGGCTGTGAGTTACGCAACCGCCGCCGTGGCGACCGCCCGTAGGGTGGTCGAGACGATCCTGTCTGACAGGATCGAGGTCTGGCGTGCCACGACGACGGTCAACGAGGGCGACATGGCCGAGTATCTGCGCCGCGAGAAGCGTGTGTACGCGGGGAGGGGCCTCGTGCAGCAGGCCAGTAACACCCGTACCCCGGTCCAGGAGCTTCAGCTTGCGGGCGCGGTTCAGCGCTACGTTGTCAAGGCTCCCTTGACACTTACGATCCAAGCCGGGGACCGCGTGAAGGTGGTCTCGTGTGCGGACAAGCGGCTCAACGGCTCGTGGCTGAAGATGGCCGCGCCCATGCGCCAGAGTTTCGCCGTGGTCGGGCGGTACCTGGGATTCCTGGAGGGGGTGCCGGGAAGTGCCTAGTACAGGACTGGACCTCACGGACTTCTTCCGAACCATGTCGAGGATCGAGAAGCAAACCAACAGCGTCCTCGACGTGCTCTCAGCGCTGGGCGCGGTGGAAGTCTTCAACAAGGCAAACCAAATGCGCGCGGCTATGGTCCCCGACAACTACAAGTGGACAGGCGAGTTGCGGGATTCCGTGGGGGCTACGGCCTTCCAGCAAGGCCAGACGGTCGAGTTCAACCTTGGGTGGGGGCCTCGTCCCAACGAGAAGGGTGTGGATATCGCGCCGTTCGCGGAGGAAGGATCGGGCCACCCGCCCCTCGACGGTCGGCGGTCCAACACCCACCTTGTCGAGCGGTCCTTTGAGGAGTTGTGCCGCATAATGGCCGACGCCGTACCTGAGTACGCGGAGAGGTTGTTTGACGTATGACACTCAATCTGCGCTACCGCGACCGGACGGAGGGCTTGATCGGGCTCCTGACCGCCGCGAACACCGACCTCGATTCCGTGTCTCAGGTCTCGATCTACGACGGTGAAGTGACCGACCTCAAGGGATGGTCGCTGCTCAAGACCCCCGCCGTGGTGGTCCACTACGGCACGCTCAACAACCGGGCCTCGTCCGGGCTCGGCGGGGCCAACAACGACCGCGCGCTGGCGGGACCGGCCAGCGCGTCGCAACGCTGGTTTCTTCAGCTTGTGTCGTCCTCGCCCCAGGGCAACCGGCGGCTACAGCAACATGTCTTGCAAACGCTCGACGATGCCCTAGTCGCGGGGAACCGGCTCAAGGTCTTCCTCACCTTGCAGGGCACGAGCGCGGGCGACTTCTCGAAAGTGGACCCTACGGCGCACCGCTTCGGGTCCGTAATGACGATCATCTGCGACGCGGAGGAGAGCACTCAATGACTGACTTCGTGAGAGCCCGCATGGGCGAGGATGGGGCGATCTTCACATGGCCCCGTACCGCCTGTGAGGCAATCGGGGCGACGATCCTGGAGGACCGCCCCGCACTGGACGCGCACGGCGCGCCCGCAAAGGCCAAGCCACGCAAGCCCAAGGGNNGCCCAACGGTCGGCGCGGCGAGGATGGCGTACCCGCCAAATAACAACAACCATTTAGGAGAGTCGCATGACTACCAAGTATGTGCGGAGGCCGATCAAGCAGGCGGGGAAGGTCCTTCTCGTCTGGTGCCCGACCGTCGCCGATATCACCGCCCCGACCGTCGCAGAGATCGAGGCCGGGGTGGAGTTCCAGTGCGCCACGGACACGTTCGACACGTCCGGCGCGATCACCAAGCAAAGCAACTCGGCGCGCGAGATTCTGTGCGACGTGGCTGCTGTTGCCGAGGAGAGCCCCGAGCAGTTGGGGACCCTGGAGTTGCACGTCTTCGTGGACCCCCAGGCGTACGCCTCCAATGCCTTCTTGCAGGCCATGCAGGCCGACGCGGAGGGCTACCTGATCCACCGTGAGGGGATCGACTACGGGACCGGCGTCGCCGCTGCCCAGGTCGTCCACGTCTACGAGGGCCAGGTCTCCGGCGATCCCATCCCCGACTCGGCCACGCTGGACGACGACAACTCGTTTGGCGCGGTGGTTGCGGTCAACTTGAAGAGGCGGAAGTACGCCTCCATTGTGGCGGCGTGACATGGACGAGACCCAGGCATTCGTCCGTGCGCCCGAGGCCGGGCTTCCCGACCTCCCGCCCGAGCCCACCATCGAGTTTCTTCGGAACTTGCTTCAAGATGCAACCGCTCGCCAGGTTGTTTCTTGGACAGTAGTCGTTGACTCGGAGGCGCGGGAGAACCTTGCTCGCTGCGAGGTCGAGGTACACCGTGTCAAGTCCCGCTTGACGGCTCTCCAACGGAAGCTGGACGAGGGGGACCAGACTCTTGGCGGGGCTTTGACAGAACCGGAACTGAGGTTGTTGGACGAGTCTCAGCAGGAGTTGGAGGTCAAGGAGCGGGAGCTTGCGTCGGCCAAGGAAGCTGCTGACAAGGGGACTTTGCGGCTGGTCTTCAAGCGGATTCCGTTCGAGGACTGGGCCGACCACCGCGCCAAGTTCCAGGCTGACATGGTGGCGGCGGGCAAGTCCGAGGAGAAGATACAGCGGGCGTCGATTTACTACGCCTGGACGCTGGTGGAGAAGTGCTTTGACCGCGCGGAGCTTGGCGGGGTCGTGGTCGCGGGAGCGACCGCCGAGGACTTCAAGAGCTACCTGGCTCCGGGAGAGATTGACGAGATCGGGGCCAAGATCGTTACGATGCACCAGAAGCAAGTGGACTTGTCCCCTTTACCGTGACCTTGCTCTGGGCTTGCCGGGCAGAATTGAAGATGTGTGCGACGGGCAATGTCTCGCCGCACGAGCTTTGCGGATGGGCGGCGCGACCAGGCGAGCCCCGCTGGGATGAGTACGACCTCGCCCTGATCCGGGCGTGGCAGGAAGTCGAGGAGGCGACATGTCCCAAGTGTGGACGGCCTTTCGAGATGCACGCCCGGTATCCCAAGTCGAGCGACTGGGAAACGGGCTACGAGTTCTGCCCGGCCTCCGAGGCCAGGGGGACAGCGAGCAAGGGGACAAAGGATGAGCACGACGCTAAGCTGTGGCTCGTGTGGCCCAAGGGGACAGAAGCCCCCATCCTTGGCTGGGATCACCCCGACCCGGAGTGGTTGGACAGCGGGGTAG